GGGCCAGTCAGATCCTGTCAGGCAATGAGCTGAGCCCCGACACGGTGATCACGATGGCGGCCTGGTTCGCCAGGCATGAGGTGGACAAGCAAGGCGAGGGCTTCAGCCCAGACGAGGACGGCTAACCTTCGGCTGGCCGTGTCGCGTGGGCAGCCTGGGGTGGTGATGCTGGCCAGACCTGGAGCACAGCAAAGTCTGAAAGCATCAAGAAGGCGCGAGAGGATCGCAGCATCGAAGGCCACGAAGCCCGGCCCTATCCGAACGAGCACGCAGCAAGGCTGATTGATCCCGATCGCTTCGAGCGGTTCCGTCGCGAGAACGGTGCCGGCGGCGCTGGTGTTGATTTCATCTTTGGCATCCGCACCGATGAGCCAACGCAGCTGCAGGCCATTCGATTTGATGCCTCACGCTTCACTGTGGCCGAAGCACGGCAATGGCTGGACGACAACGACTATCAGCCGATTTTGTTTGAGCCAGCAGCAGATAGCATGGGTCAGAACGATGGCCGATCTCTGATGGATCTGCGCAACCTGAACAGCAGGCCTCTGCGCCGCAGCGTTGCGGTGGATTACGTCTCGGCTGTGCGTCAAGAAGACACAACCGACGAACAGTCACGCACACTTGAGTTCAGCTTCAGTAGTGAGCAGCCAGTCGATCGCTGGTTCGGCCCTGAAGTGTTGAGCCACGCTGATGGCGCGATGGATATGAGCCGCCTAAATGATGGCGCTCCCCTGCTTTGGAATCACGACCCCGACCGTGTGCTCGGCGTTATTGAGCGTGCATGGCTTGATAACGGCCGCGGCATGGTCGCGGTTCGCTTCAGTCGTTCACAAATGGCTGAAGAGAAACTGGCGGACATCCGCGATGGCATTCTGCGGAATGTCTCTGTTGGCTACAGCATTATTGACGCTAAACCAATCCGTCAGGATGGCATTGATGGCATCCTGGCCACCTCATGGCAACCCCATGAGGTGTCCGTGGTGAGCGTGCCTGCTGATAGCAGTGTTGGCATCGGGCGAATGCTTGATGATGATGCTGCAGCGGCTCAGGCCGCACCCTTGACCCCCAACGACAACAACCCCATGGAACCCTCTGTCAACCTGGAGGAGGTGCGGGCGCAGGCTGCGGCCGATGAGCGCTCCCGCGTTGCCTCCATCACTTCTCTCTGCCGTGAGCACAAAGCAGACGATCTGGCCCAGGGCCTGATTGAGTCCGGTGCTTCTGAAGCTGATGCTATGCGCTCGGTGCTGTCCGAGATCGCCAAGCGTCCTGCTGCTCAACCTGCAACTCCTGCTGCTCCTGTGCGTTCCGCTCAGCCCATCGCCGCTGGTGGTGGTTCTGCTGACATCGGCCTGACCGATAAGGAAGCCCGTTCGTTCAGCTTCGTTCGCGCCATCCGTGCGCAGATGATGCCTGGTGATCGTGCTGCTTTCGAGGCTGCTGCTTTCGAGCGTGAGGTTTCTCAAGCCACCGCTCAGCGCATGGGCGTGACCCCTCGCGGCATCCTTGCTCCTAACGATGTGCTGCATCGTGACCTGGTGGTGGATACCGCTTCCGCTGCTGGCGATCTGGTGTTCACCGATGGCCGCCCCGGTAGCTTCATCGAGCTGCTCCGCAACCGTCTCGCCCTGAACACCCTCGGCGTGACCATGCTGACCGGCCTGCAAGGCCCCGTTGCAATCCCCCGCCAGACCGGCGCTTCGACTGCTTACTGGGTGGCTGAAGGTGGTGATCCGACCGAATCCCAGCCTTCTGTGGATCAGGTGGCACTGGTGGCAAAGACCCTTGGCGCCTACACCGAGTTCTCCCGTCGCCTGATGCTGCAGTCCAGCATCGACGTCGAGCAGATGGTTCGCACTGAGCTGGCCACTGTGATCGCTCTTGAGATCGACCGCGCTGCTCTCTATGGCCTCGGTTCCAACAGCCAGCCTGAAGGCCTGAAGTTCGTCACCGGCATCAACACCGAGAACTTCGATGCTGCCAATCCGAAGTATTCCGAGCTGGTGAGCATGGAATCGAAGATTGCTGCAGATAACGCCGACATCGGCGCTATGTCCTACCTGACAAACAGCACCATCTACGGCGGTTTCAAGACCACCGAGAAGGCCAGCAGCACTGCTCAGTTCGTGCTCGAACCCGGCGGCACCGTGAACGGCTATGGCGTGGTCCGCTCCAACCAAGTGGAAACCGGCGACGTGTTCTTCGGCGTCTGGAATCAGATGATCATGGGCATGTGGGGCGCCCTGGACATCCAGGTGAACCCCTACGCCTTGGACAAGAGCGGCAGCGTTCGCGTGACTGCTTTGCAGGATGTCGACGTGGCTGTGCGTCACCCCGAGGCCTTCTGCCGCGGTAACGACACCCTCTGATTATGAGGATTGAGATCCTTCGCGAAACCTCCATCGCTGGCCGGCCCGTAAGGGTCGGTGAAGTGGTGGAGGTCAGCGATTCAGACGGCAGGCTGCTGATCGGTATGAAGAAAGCGCAGCCTGCTCCCGAAGTTCTTTCTTGCCCACCTCGCAAACCATCCACTAAACGGAGGAAGACCAATGCTTCACAATCTGGGGACCAAGACAACGGTTCTGAGCCTGCTGCCGAATGATGTTGTGACCACCACCGGCACTGGGTCGGCGGTGGATCTGGCTGGCTATGAAGGCGACATGGCCGTGATCCTTGACGCTGAGGCTGGCGGTGCCAGCATCACCTATGCCTGCAAGCTGACCGAGGCTGACACCTCTGGTGGCTCCTACACGGACGTCACTGATGGTGCCTTCACCACCACTGAGGCCAACACCGCTCTGGTGGAGAAGATCTCGGTGAACACCAACGACCTGAAGCGCTACATCAAGCTGAGCGTCACCGTTGCTGGTGGCACTGGCGCTGGCGCTGTCTCCGTGACTGCCCTAGCCTCTAAGAAGTACGGCAACTGAACACGACCGACAGTTGAGCCCCTGCCTGATGGTGGGGGCTTTTTCATGGCTGGTCACTTTAGGTAGAGTGGGAACGACCTGACACCTGGCGCCATGAGTTTGCCTCGTATCGGTGGCTTCTCAGCCCCGGGAACTGCTGATTATGCCGACCTAGACTATGACGGCAGCGATCGACTGATCACGATCACCTACAAGCAGGGTGGCGCCAGTGGTGGTGTTGTTGGCACGCTTAACATCACCTACGTGGGCGCGAGCACGAACATAGACACCATTTACTGGAGCTGATCATGGGATACAAGTTTAATCCGCTGATCGGCGTCGGCCTTGATCAAACGATCACCGATTCAGCAGGCCTTGTTGGCTCTGTCTTCTACAACCGCCGCCCTGTGTTGCATCGCGGTCCGCTGTTTTATAAGACAGCTGCCACGGCTATCAGCATCACGGCTGGATCGGTGCTGAATGGTGTGGTCTATTCAGCGGCCACGGCGGTGACAATGCCTGGCAGCTTCACCGACAACATTGACTACGCCATCTGGCAGCATCCTACTACCGGCGCCTTGGTTGCTGATGCGAGTTTCACCAGTGCTCCTGCAGGTGCTACCGGAGGATCCATTGTCGGCGGCTTTCATTACATCCCAAGCGGACGTCCGATAGCAGTGAACAGCGGCAGTCCTACTGCAACGGCTGAGATCCTTGAGTACAGCATCTGGGATCTGACCTGGCGCCCGACCTGTCCTGATCCTCGTGGCATGACATGCGTTGATGGTCGGTTTTGGTGTGATCTGTATTTATGTGGATCGACCAGCTATGCAGGGTCGGATTTCACCGCAGTACCAAGCACTAAAATTGACTTGACCATTGCCGATGAGAATAATCCGCCACTGATTCCTGCGATTTATGGTGGCGATGGAACTACCACTTACAGCCTTGTTGATAGCAAAGAACCCGGCAGCTGGTATGACTTTGCTGAGGTTGCCAGCAGCTTCGGCAAGCGTCTGATCAGCTGGCTTGAGTTTCAACATGCAGCCTTCGGTGGCCCAGAGAATGACAGTCGTGGCACAGACCCTGGAACAGTGATCTGGGAGCGTGCGAGCTTGTGGGGTTTGGCGCAGTCCACTGGCACGCTTTTCGTATGGGGATCTGATGTTCAGAGCAATACCGGAGGCGGCTGGACAAGCGCTACAGGTGATCGTGGTGATGTTTTTCAATCGGGTTACAACGCCGTCCGCCTGGGTGGATTCTGGGGCGCTGGATCTTTTTCCGGTTCGCGTTCTGCTAACTGGAGCCTCGATCCCGCAAGTGCGAGCAACGCCATCACGGCGCGTTTTGCGGCCGGGCACCTTGTGACTTATTGAGCGGCGCGACAGCGCCGACACGATCATGAACAAGAAAAGAGCCTCTGCGAATCCCTCCAAGGAGGCTCATGGCAGCGGCGTCGGCTAAAGCTGGCCCTTGCCCATGAGGACCATGAGGGCTGGCGGCGTTCGCAATTAGCATGGATAAGCCACATCCGTCACGGAGATGGCCAGAATGGACTCAAGAACCTAGGCCTTGCCACATCATGCTGATCATCAACACCATCGACGACCTTGTGAATGCTCAGCCAAGCCCTGAGCGAACGGCCTTTCTCAATGGGCTGTTGAATGATTTTGTGACGTTTGATGACGCGGTTTATCGAGACGACTATGACAGCAACCTCAAGCCTGGCGATGCTGGCTACGTAGAGCCGGTGATCCGCAAGGAATGGAATGCTGGAGCTGCTGCGGCATGGGGCTTTACCAGCCGTGAACAGATTGAGCAAGCCTTGAACTGATGGCCTTCACCGAGGACCTGGATCTGTTCTTGAACACCGACGAGCACGCTGTACCGGTGACAGCTGGCAGCGTCTCAGGCAATGGCATCCTCGACATGCCCAGCGAGACCATCGCCGGCGGCATGGTGGTGAGCACTGATTACACCCTGACCTGCCGCACTGATCAGTTCGGCGATCTGATGCACGGCGCTGGCATCAACGTCGACGGCTACCCCTACAAGCTGCTCGGGCCTCCGATGCTGCTGGATGATGGCGCATTTTGCAGCCTGACCCTAGAGCGGCTCGCCACACCAGAGCAGAGCACATCAGACCCGGCCGTGCTTGATGGCGACAGCGTGGGAACCACCAGCACCGTGGTGATGGATGGAGGCAACGCGAGCACGACCTACATTGAGGGCAACGTGCTAGACAACGGCGGCGCATGACCACCTTCACCCGTTTCAAGCTGCGCAGCGACACGGCAGCGAACTGGACCGCGGCGAATCCGGTGCTGCTGGCGGGTGAGGCCGGGGTGGAGACTGACACCCGCCGTTACAAGATCGGAGACGGCACGACGGCATGGGCCGGCCTGAGCTACTACATCGAAGGCGTGCTGGCACGCGGCCAGGCCAGCAAAACCACAAGCGGCACCATCGACATCACAAGCGCCGGCACCTACCAAAGCACAGGCCTCACGGCGACGTTTGACAGCGCAACCGACTATCAGGTGGTGCTGGGCACTAGCGACACGTTTGGCCTGAAGAACGACAGCGGCGCAACCAAGCTCTTCATGGTTCAGGCCAGCATGGATGCCTATGCCGGCAACAACCATACGCTCGGCATCAAGCTGGCCAAGAACGGCGTTGGCATTGATCAGTCCGAGTGCCGCGCTTTCAGCGGCTCTACGGGGCAGATTGCAAAGCTCTTCTGCTTCTGGATGATTGAGCTTGCTGATGGCGATGAAGTCGCGCTTTATGTAGCCAACATCAACGACACAACCACTATCCAGTTCCAGCGCGGCCGCATCAGCGCAATCGAGGTGCGCAGCTGATGGCCAGCATCCGCGAGCAGATCCTCGCCGCATTGACCTCTACCCTGAGCTCCACCACCGGCGTCACGGCGGTCTACCGCAGCAGAGCAGCGGCGATCGCTCGGCCTGAGGCTCCCGTGCTGATCGTGCAGCCTGGGCCCGGTCGGGCGCAGAGGCACAGCACCTGCAAGCTTCATCACACCATGGACGTGGAGGTGATCGTTCACTCCAGGGGCGATATCCCCGACGTGCTGGTGGATCCGATCATCGTGTCAGCCCATGCGCTGATCATGGCCGACACCACCATCGGCGGCCTGGCCACTGACATCGTGCCGACAAACGACAATCCCCAGCTCGATCCTGCAGACCTCAGCAGCATGTGGTGGGTGCACACGTACGAGGTGCAATACAGGACGCGGGAGGGCGACCTGACGCAGGCTTGATAGCGTTGGGCATCGCATCCTGCCCATGGCCAAGAAGTCAACCCCAATCCCGCCACGGCCAACAGAGGGCGGATCGTATGAGCTCGTGGACAACGAGTGGGTCTGCGTCAGGCGCACAGCGCAGCCGGGTGAGGCGTTGCCGGAACCTGAGCCCCTCGCCTGCCCTCCCCCTGCGGCCTGTCAGAATGAACCCGAGCCTTCCCCTGTTCCCGACCCGGAGTAACCAATGGCCCTGTGGAGAAACCGACTGGCCTTGGTGAAGGCCGAGTCAACCTACGGCACCAACCCCACACCAGCGGCGACTGATGCGCTGCTGTTCACCGAGCTCGATGTCACGCCCCTGGAGATGGAGCTGATCGAGCGCGAGACGATCCAGTCCTACTTCGGTGGCCGTGAGAGCGTCATCGGTCAGCGTTCCGTCCCGATCAGCGCCACAGTTGAGCTCGCTGGTTCCGGCACCGCTGGCACAGCCCCGCGCTACGGCCCATTGCTGACTGCCTCCGGCCTGGGTGAGACGGTGGTGGGCGGCACTAGCGTCACCTATGCACCTGTGAGCTCTGCATTCGACAGCTACACAATGCAGTTCTTCATCGACAACGGCAGCGAGCAAGCCATCACCGGCATCCGCGGCTCGTTCGACATGAGCCTGTCGACCGGCGCAATCCCCACGATTGCGTTCAGCCACATGGGCATCTTTGGTGCTCCGACTGCGCTGTCGCTGCCAAGCCCGACCTACAGCAACCAGGCCACACCGCTCTCAGTCAATGCTGACAACACCGCCACGGTGACCGTCCATGGCTTCAGTGCCTGCATGACAGAGTTCAGCCTGAGCCTCGGCACCGAGATGGTGTTTGAGCAGAAGGCCGGCTGCACCAAGCAAGTCCGCCTGACCGATCGCCGCACTACCGGCTCGATCACCATCGAGCTGCCGGCCTTCGCCACGAAGGACTTCATCGCTGCCGTCAACGCTCAGACCGAGGCAACCATCACATGGGTCCACGGCTCCACCGCTGGCAACATCATCACCTTCACGGCTGATCAGGCCGCTTTCGACTCTCCGACCTATGCGGAAGCCGACAGCGTGACCCACATCACCCTGCCGTTCCGCTGCTTGCCGTCTTCTTCCGGCAACGATGACTTCACCCTGGCGTTCACCTGATCCAGGGTTAACACTCACCACCCCCACTGATCCATGGCACTTGTTCTCAAGCAGAAAGAGCCTTACACCTGGCCCGTCAAGATCACCCTCCCGACCGATGGAGGCAAGCGCATCACTGAGACCTTCACCGCCACGTTCGCGTGGTTGAAGCAGTCCAGGATCGACGAGATTAAGCGCCTGGCCGATCGGCTGGATGCTGGCCGCTACAGCTCAGACGATGAGGAGACCGAAGGCCTGACTAACATCAGCGCCTGCAAGGAGATCCTGATCGACTGGTCTGACGTTGTGGATGACGACGGAGACGAGGTGCCCTTCACCGCTCAGGCGTTGACAGAGCTGGTCGAGATTCCGACCGTGGCAGCTCAGATCGTGATGCAGTGGGCCAAGTCCCTCGACGCGGCGAAGAAAAAAAACTGACGGGCGCTGTTGACTGGTGGTGGCAAGCCAGCAACAGCGCAAGCACTGACATGGAGGAGCAGCTGGCCCGATACGGGCTGGATGAGTCATTCCTGCCAGATCACATCCGCAAGCCTGCCGACGTCGCGGTTTGGCCCGAGCACGAGATCGACGTGCGTCTGTTCCTGAGCATGACGACGCAATGGAGGGCCGGCCCTGCTGGGTTGCTGGGCTTTGACTATGGCGTCTTGTTCGAGATGATGCGGATTTACAATGTGCGGGACCGTCGCCAGTCATTGGAGAATCTGCAGGTGATGGAAGCCCATGCACTCCAACTGATTGACGAGGCAGGCAAGAAAGCAGCGAGGCAGCGGCCATGAACATGGATGCCATCCTGCGGATCTCCGCGAAGGTCACCGGCCTAGCGGACCTGGGCAAGCTGCAGAAAGGCCTGGTCGGCATCGAGGGCGCCGCCAGGGACGTAAGAGGCGCCATTGGCGCCGTCGTATCCTCTGCGTCGTTCCAGGCCACTGCAGCGGCTGCTGCGGGTCTCTCAGCGGGCTTGGCGCTGGCAGCTCGTGAAGCGATGCGCTTTGAGAGCAGCATGGCTGACGTTCGGAAGGTAGTGGCCGGCCTGGAGTCAGAGACGGCGTTCAAGGAGATTCAGAACGAGATCCTGGATCTGACAAAGACGATCCCGGTGGCGGCTGAGGGCTTTGCTGAGATTTACGCGGCAGCGGGCCAGTCAGGCATCGCCCGCGAGGAGCTGAAGGACTTTGCCACGCTTGTGGCCCAGGTCGGCATTGCGTTCGACATGACAGCCGCTGATGCAGGGACGGCGCTGTCCCAGATGCGCGTGGCGCTGGGAATGAGCACCGAGGAGCTGCGTTCATTTGCGGATCAGATGAACTACGTCAGCAACAACAGCGGCGCCACGGCGTCGAATCTAGTTGAGTTCATGAAGAGGGCCGGATCCGCTGGCAAGATTGCCGGCTTTGCCGCGTCCGAGACCATGGCTCTCGGTGCTGCCATGATCCAGGCCGGCGCGGAGTCTGAGGTCGCAGCCACCAGCTTCCGCAACATGGTGAGGGCGCTGAGCGCTGGCCCGAACATGACGGACAGGCAGATCGGCGCACTGAACCGGTTGGGCTATGCGCTGCAAGATGCAGGTGCCTATGAGGCCGAGCTGACCAGAGCCGTGGAGCGCGAGTCACAGGCTCGTGTGGACATCGCCCGAGACGAAACCGATCAGCTGCGGAAAGAGATCGACCGGCGTTACCGGGACCAGCTGACAGCGATCCAGGACAGCGTGAGCGACGAGTTCGACGCAGCCGAGGATGGCATCAGGGATCGCTCTGATGCGCAAATCAAGGCGCTCAGGCGAGAGCAGGAACAGCTGACACGGGCGGCGCGAGATCGAGCCAGGGCCACTAACACCGACAGCCAGCGGGAAGTGGACCGGATCAAAGATTCTTACGAGGCTCGGATCGACATCATCCGGGACAACGTTGACAGACAGCTCAAGATTCAGCGCAGGGCTGAGCGTGATCGCCTAACCCGCATCCGGGACGAGATGGACGACCGGAAGCAGATCGAAGTTGAAGCCGTCGAGGATCGGCAGAAGGCGGTCGAAGCGGCGGAAAGCGCCATGCTGATCAAACAGAAGGAGGCGGCCAAGGTCAGGGCGCAAGAGCTGGCGGCATCATCAGCGCAGGCCTTCGCTGATCGCTTCCAGCAGGACGCCATCGGGCTCGTGTCTGAAGTGTTCGCGCGCATTGCCGCGCTGCCCCAGGCTCAGCAAATCAGCTTGATGTCCAGCCTGTTCGGAGATGAGGCAAGAGCCCTGGCTCCGCTGCTTGGGAATCTTGATGAGATGCAGCGGCTGATTGGGCTGGCCGGCGATGAGGCATCAGCGGCTGGATCTGTGCTGCAGGAATTCGGGGTGCGATCGGAGACCACGGCAAACAAGCTGCAGCTGATGAACAACCAACTGAAGATCAGCCAGATCGCGCTGGGCAGCGAAGTGCTCGAAGCTATGCAAAAGCTGGATAAGCCTTTTGGGGCAATCCTGAATAGTCTTGCGGACTTCGTGACGACCTATCCGCAATTCTCCACTGGGTTGATCGCGATTGCTGGTCTGCTAACAGCAATCGGGATACTTGCGCCTGGTATTGCTGCTGTCGTCGGCGCTCTTAAGGCGCTGGCAGCGATGAAGATCGGCGCAACGATCGCCGGATGGCTTGGAGCTGTCGGCCCTTTGATCGCTGGGCTTAAGGCTCTTGGCGCCATCATTGTTGGCGTCTTCACCGGCCCGGTGGGATGGGTGGCGCTGCTGGTGGCCGCTGGTGTGGCCATCTACGCCTTCCGCGATCAGATCGGCGGTGCGCTCAAGGCGATCGGGCAGTTCTTTGTGGATGGCTTCAACGCGATCGGGGGAGTTCTCAAGGCCGCGGCCCAGGCCTACCTGGACTTCTATGTGAAACCGGTGCTCGGCTTCGCTCAGGATGCCTGGGACGGGATTGTGGACATCTTCAACAGGCTGCCCGAGGCGATCAAGGCGCCGTTCATTGCTGCTGGCCAGATGATCCAGAACGTATGGAATGGGATTTTATCCTTCGCCGCAAACACCCTGAACAGCTTCATCCAGAAGGTCAACAGCGCCATCAACCTGGCGAACAACCTGCCCAACATCAACATCCCCAACATCCCCCTGGTCCCTGGCCCGCAGCAAGCCCCGAGCTTCGCCGGTGGTGGATACACAGGCAACGGCCCCCGCGTGGGTGGCGTTGACGGCAAGGGCGGCTTCCCGGCGATCCTGCACCCCCGTGAGCGTGTCATCGACCTGGCCGCTGGTAGCGCAATGGCTGGAGGTGGCGGCAGCGTTGCGATGCAGCCGGCCCAGATCAACATCACCACCGGCCCTGTGATGCAGTCTGACGGCCAGAACTGGGTGACGATGCAGGATCTGCAGAGGGCGATGCGAGCCACTGAATCGGCCACCATGGCCCGGCTGCGCACCTATGCCGGTCGCCGTGCTGTGGGGGTTGCCTGATGG